AGGTTACTCTTTTTTGTGAAGCAACACATCACGCATGAAACAATTGACAATTAAATATAAATTTAAATTTATTGAACATGGTGCGTTCCATATATGAAACACCGCCACCAACTCGGCTTACTACAAGCGGGCGGCGCCGGCTATCAGAACAGCAGTACACGATGGGTGCGTCGTACATTGACGAGCCACGCGGCGTTGGTACATTGCTGATACCAGGTGAACGAGAACGTGTTGGCACCGGCAAGCTTGAACTAGTGGCAGTCGTGTTGCCGGTCGGGTGTGGGAAGAGTATGTTATGTCACGAGCTGAGTGGATACGACATCGACGACATGGTGGTGAACGAGGATCCGCTCCCGTGCGATGCGGAGTGGTGCGAGATGATCGACGCACGTGAGGAAGGCTATGCCTACGGCAATCGCGATGGGTACAGACGTTCCAACGAGTTGATGCTTCGTCGAGGGCGTCGGTTCTTAGATGTTTTTGTCGGTGATCTAAATATGCGCGTACTGTATACGCAGACAGCCGAGCTAGCGGAAGCATTAGGTGCGGAAGTAATCTACGCAGGGCATGTGAGCGTTGAGACAGTCATGTCGTCCCCAAGGATGCGGGATTTGTCCGACCACGAGCGTCCGATGATGCGCAGCCTACTTGAAGAGCAAATCTCCGCCAATATGATTTACTGCTCCCGCCACTCTATACGATATGATGGCGCATCAACGGATTACGCTCAACAGGCGCTGCGCGTCACTACCGTGTTGCGAGAGCTAGGCATGCTGGAAGCAGGTTACTCTAGTGTGCAGCGATTGATGGCTGTTAGGGCATCTAAACTGTACACTGAACGTGTCTCGCTAGCGTGTCAACTCGCTGGCGATGAGTCAGCAGTCGATTGGATTCGTGCGGCGGCTGCGCGCGACGTGACGTCCTTCCTAGGTACTGTACTCCCTCAGGAAGTCGGACAGGTGCACAACCACGTTCGCTGGGCACGTGTGTTGCATGCCATAGATCAGCACGCCTTGCCGGTGCTGGAAGGGATGAAGCCTAAGCGTAAGCGGTGGAGTGACAAGTTTCCGTACGGACCGGGCAACTCCCGCTTTGCACTAGGTAAAATCGGGGATTATTTGGACACTGTAACTGAGCGCGATTATCAACGCGGCTACACGTGGTTCAGACAAAACTTGCGGCGGGACGACTGTTCCTACGAGCGGGCCCTGTGCATGCTAGTGATGGGCGATGTGTGGTACCATGTTGCGCCAGAAATCAGGCGTGTGGTTGAGTCGTTACGGATCGGTGGGTTGTCGCCGGCTGTGTATGCTGAAACGTGCAAGGCTATTCATGTGCTTGTGCGCGACACCAAGACACTGCTCGGATGTGCGCTGAATACTCAAGGGCTAGCAATGTGCACGTATTTTGACTGTTTAGCAGGCAGATACTACGGATCTGGTGACATACAGAAGGAGATTAGCGACCGTACCAAAGCGTTGGAGCCTAGAGTGTACATCATGCCAGATGGGTCAAGGTCGCAAGCCGAATTTGATAGGCGATTCGCAAACTCGGTGAAGCAGATTTTGCACTCCACGCTCGTCGATGGCGGTGTGCGCATGCTGAAGGCGTGTCAGATAACGAAGTCTTTTGACACCTTCCTTGAGTACCGGAAAGTGTGGGTGCGGCCAGGATCGGTCACCGGCAGCCCGAAGACAGATATATATATTAAAGCTGTGGGTGATCGGGAATTGCAAATACGTGAACTCGCGGATGACTTGCATTGCATGGGCATGTATGTGCTATCCAAAGTTAGGTTGAACAAAGCTGCAACTTTCGAGTTCGCTGAGTTCCCGGCGCTGGTGAAGGAGGTTCTCGCTGATTATGTGCCTAACAGCTTCACTCGGCATTTTATCAAAAACGAAATTGCTAAGGTGCTAGGCCGTGCGCTGTTTCCATCACACGTGACCCATTACATAGTGGGGTCTTACGTGCTGTACCTACTAATGAAGGCCTCTCCGATTGAACATGTGCGCTTAATTCCGGCGGAGGAGACACCTCGTGATGAGCATTGGATGTGGCAGGAAGCGCGCGATTTCACCGTGGGATTGATGCTGGACTATGACAATTTCAACGAGCGACACGAGATTAAGGATATGCAATTGATAATTAACTCATTAAAGGGGTTGTATGACCGCGCAGGCGTGCTGAGCCCGGATTTGCGTAGCATGATCGACTGGATAGTTGACGCATATGAGAAGATGGTGTTTGAGTACGAAGGTGAACACTACCACTTTCTGCACGGCATGCTGTCGGGCCAAGCCCCCACCTCGATGATCAATAACATAATAAATGGGGCTAATAAACTAATCATACGAGACCAGATTTATGATTTGTTTGGGGTGGTGGTGATGGTCAAGCGAACGTCCGGCGGTGATGACGTTGCATCCGAAGTTTATGATCACAGCCACGCAGCATTGATTGTGCGGGTTGGGATCATGATGGGTTTCGCGTTCAGCTCCCATAAGCAGCTTATTAGCAC